GGCATGTACTACCTGTGGGAATGCTAGAGACAACGATACGACAGATACTATCGCCCAAAAAAATGTGGGTATGTATCTGACACTCATTGGTCTTTTATATACTTCCATGACATCATGGTAAGATTGTGACATTAGATCTCCCATTAGATAATTCCTGCCATTCCACACGCTGTGCCAACCACAATAAAAAAACCAAACTCTATGAGTTGGTAGTATGGATTATACATTAGCTTTTTCATACGTATGCGATGCTACCTACACCTGTTACGATGTAAAGGGTAACGATTGTTGTAAATAAAATCTGATACATTATGCTCCTTGGTATACTGGTGTCATTACTCCACCACCCTCATCGTCATCATCATCGTCACCACTGATGGCACGAAGAAATAATTCAATGAATACTATGGCACCTACTGGGTAGAAACACCATAGTATTGCTTGAAAGGGTGATATAGCATTGTCTGCTACTAATTCGGTCATTAAACAAAACCTGGTATTAGTTGACCTGTTGTTAGGTATGCTCCGATACCTGCGATGATACCTAGCATTGCTAGTCTACCATTTAATTTTTCAGCGATTGCTTTTGATTCCTTATCATTCATTAGAATATACCTGGAATGATTTGTCCTGTTGTGACGTAAGCACCTACTGCTGCTACGAAACCAAGCATTGCTGCCCAACCATTAAATCTTTCTGCTTCTGGTGTCATTGTTTTTTACCTGTTGTGAATTGTTTTTAAAAGAAACCTGGTGCTATCCATCCGAATAGTCCATAGTTGATAGTGCCGATCACTAGACCGAGCATTGCGAGACGACCATTAATCTTCTCTGCGTACTGCCAGTAATTATTTTCCATTAGAAAATACCTGGTATGATTTGTCCTGTAGTGATGTAAGCACCTAGTAGTGCCACAAAACCAACCATTGCCCAACGACCATTGACTTTCTCAGCGTTCTGAGGATAGCCTTCGTAGGACACAGACTCATCTATGTAAGGACGGGTCTCGTTTGGGAAAGCATTTTGTCTTCCACCTGATTCAGTAGTAACTGTCATTGAAATTAGTTTGTAAAGAACTGTAACAATATTATATATACAAGTATTAAGTTTTGTCAAGTACCGTGTGCCAGTTCTGTGACAGACATACGATTTCTTAATGATTGGTATAGGTTTTCCTTATCAGTGTAAAGGTTTATATATAGTTCAAGGTAAATAATACCATTATGAAGAAGTTTTTAATCATTGGTATGGTAGCAGGACTAGGTTCTCCTGCTTTTGCGGATATCACACACACGATGACATCCAGTATACAGTTGCAAACTAACGCAGCTGCGACACAAGTTTCAAGAATTGGATCTACATACTCAGCATCTGGATCAGGTGTGACCATGGCAGTTGGCGATGCGTCAGGTCAAGTTGGTGGACTAGGTACACTGACTGATGGAGTTGGTCAGGGATCTGTGGGTGTAGCAACCCAGACAAGTGCAGGCGGTGCATATACATTCTCTCAATCATTCATTGAAGGTGATGCTATCGTAACCACTGCTCCAAGTTTAGGTGCAGTCAGTGCATACTCTAACCAGACATCTACTGGTGTAGGTTGTGGCACTGGTACAGGTACAGTTACATCAGCACATGCTTTAACAGCAGTTGGTGGTGGAAGTGGTACTGTAACTACAGGTCAATTTGTAACAGAATTAGTAATAGACTAAATGACAAATGAAAAGGATACTTGTCATGGTTGTGGGAGCATATGTCCTTGCGAGTGCGAGGACTGCATCAGCTGTGCCTGTGGTCCCCAACTTTACACAGGGCAGCATGACTTCGGTGACAACCCAGACGGTCACTACAAATGAGACCATAAATAGTATGGATTATGCCACAGGCTGGACGTATTCGGTCAGTGGCTCAGGGGTAGAACTTGAATCAGGTAGTACTAACGTAGCACCTGATGTGACAACAACACAAACTAATACCGTAGACGGTGTGACTTCAACATGGACTGGATTAGATTTATCAACAAACAACAAACCAAATTGGGTGCAATCCGAGCAAGGAGGAGCGTTCCAATTTACAGAGCATTACTCAGGACCAGGTCTTCAGACTCATACGATAATACAGAGAGAAACCACCGTCCAAAGCGTCACAGAATCAACCAGTATATTCTCAAACTGACTGCTATCACTGCACTTTCTACATGTGTGCCTGTGTATGCAACAGATGTGGGAGGTGTTTCTGCTACAGCAAATCCAGTCGCTAATTCTAGTGGCTCAGTGACCAACCAGGCAATACAAGTTTTACAAGGACCATACATTACTAATCAGTATGGTGATGGTATATCATGTCAGACTGCTACCGCCAATTTTACACCATACATCACCAGAACAGGAACATGGCAAGATCCTTACGAGGATATCTTCCTTGATCCAGTCTACAACAACGCAGACAATGATGATGACAACATACCTGATAATCCTGGTGAAATTTTATATTACATCCCTACTCGTACAGGTCAGAAGTCTACTCAGAATATTAACTTAGGTTTTAGTGCAACGATATCAATACCATTAGATAAGGAAGCAAGAGATAAATGTATGGAAGCAACTGCTTTACATAATGAATATCGTAAACAACTCACTGCTAACAAACGCCTTGACTTTGAGATAGCCAGGTTGAAAAATTGTGGAGAATTGAAAAAACAGGGTATAGTATTCCATCCTAAGTCACCATACTATAGTGTATGTGCTGATGTTATGTTAATCAATGCACCTAATGTAGTAGGTGAACACACACATAAAATTACACCTAACGGTAATGCTAGTGATCTAAAAGAAATTTCTATAGGAAATAATTCTAAGTTATGATTTCTTTTTAATTTTTAAAGGAGGTAGTCCTTTCTTTTCACGATACCTATTTGCTATTATCTCACTCTTAGATAACCCACGGTGAGTACCTATTTTCTTTTGAAGAGTAGTAATAGCTTTCTTTACAGCGGGTTTAATTAATCTCAATATTAATGGTGTTGCAGCTGCTCCTGCTGTTGCAATCACTGCGATTGCTAGTGTCGTGGATGCTTGATTTGCAGAAGGTAGGAACTTCTCAGCTACTGTAGTTGGTTCGTATAATGTTATACAGGTTTTACCATCAGCACTAAGTTCATGACCAGTTACTTTCTCATCTCCAGATATAGTAAGGTCACCAACTCTTAAGTTACCAGGACCAGGACATTCTACTTCTTTTTTACCAAGATCACCTGTAGGAGGAACCTCTGGTGGATCTACTTCTGGAGGTGGTTCTACAACAGGTGGAGGTGTCTCTACCTGTATTAATAAATCTTCTGGTGTGTAATCCATCGCATCATACGTTGGATAAGTAGCATCACAAAGAACCCTCGTCCCATTGGAATCATCTTCCTTTAGGTTGGGGGTTTCTCTATTGTCTGCTGCGTCAGGGTGATACTTTACACAACCTGGCATGTTCACTACAGGTGAACCTATGTTTAATATAAAAGGATATACCTTTGTATGTGGAACATAATTGTATATGCCAGGTGCTTCTATGCTAGGTATGTTTATATTTTGTACCCCGATCTGAGGTATCTCACTCATTAGAATGGAAGTCCAGTGCTTGGAGCTGGTAATGCAGGACCTGTGGTTTTTGGTATAGCATTAGTGATGCCACCACCTATACTAGGCATGACAGATTTCATTACTTTACTCTTCACGTTCTCTATGATGGCATCCTTTTGTGTATAAAGATAAACACCACCCCCAACAACGGTAAGAGATATAGCGAAAGACGAAATAGCAAGTACATTAATAATTTTTTGCATGATATTTATTTTGTATCGGGAACAATTTTTACAGGACCTGATTCAATCCTGATGGTTTGTGCAGGAGCAGTTTCTGATGCTTTAGCAATAAGAAACTCCATATCTTTCTTAGATATGTTAGCACTACCACCATCAGCACCATTCTTTTTCTTACCTGACGCTTGGACGCCAAAAGTAGCTAAAGTTCCTGTGAAGACCGAAGCTATGAAAGTTGGATCCAGTTTTTGTTCTGGTATGTTGAACGCTGCTGGCAACTTAACATACGCTAAAGTTAAAATTCCTGCGGACCACACAAGAACAGCAAGTCTAACAACTGTAGATAGAAAAGCGAGTTGCTCTTCCTTATCATCAATATTTTCTTTAATTTTACCGATGATACCTTTAGGTTTTTCTTTTACTTCTGCCATAATATTTTATTTGCTGTTCTATTTAGGTTAGTTATGGGGATCGTAATATCTAATCATCCAACCTGTTACTGCAACTACTATAACAACGATTATTAATACTGTCATTCTTCTAGTTAAGTCTTAATTATATATGCTAATGCATAGTATGGTGGTCTGTTTTCATGTGACTGTCCTCCACCTTTAGAACCTGTACCAGATGAAGAGGCACTCTGACTTCTTTGACTACCGTTACCACCAGTGAAAGAATAAGTCGTGTAGGTAGGTTGATTATAACTGTGATTGTGAGAAGGAATTTGATCTATTGTAAGGGTCACATCAGCAGCACCACCAGTATCATTTACACTATAACTAGAACCAGCACCTACAATAAATCTGTCTTGTAAATTTGGTGTACCATTATTACCATCACACAACGCCCAACCACTAGGAACAGCATTAGTGGCACCAGACCACATGATGATACCTCCCACAGGAACGCCAGGTACATTACTTAAATTTGATGCATCTCCGAAATAAGGCATGTGATTAAGTTTTCATTATGTATGCTAACGCATAGTATGGTGGCAAGTTTTTATTT